ATTGACAGTTGATGAATTTGAGGCCATGTTAGAAGAGTTTGATGAACTCTGAGAAGAAGCAGGATTTGAAACATTTGAAGAAGAAGTATTTACGTTAGTTTGCGACGTTTGACTCGACGGATTAGGCTCACTAAAGACTAGAGGTTTTCCTTGCTCTACCTTAAGAGTAGTTGCCTTCTCTTCTTTATTAACTGAGCTTTCTGAAGATGCAGCATTTGTGTTAGAAGATGATGAACTTTCATTTACGGAAGAAGACCTTGATTCTTTTTCAGAAAAGGATTCCTTTATTTCAGAGAATCTAGAAGAAACGTTTGCGCCGGTTGCTCCAAAAAATCCTCTAGCTTGCTCTCCTAGTTCTGAAACTGACGGCAGATTTAATGCTGAACCTACGTCTTTTGCGAATTTTCCAACCGTTGCAAAGAAACCCTTTGGTTTTTTAGACTCAGAGTTTATTTCCATATCCAGAACCTTCTTTTTCTGTGATTTTAACTTAAACGGTTCGTTATTTACGGTAGTTGAATTGGATTGGTTTGACCCTTCAGAAACTGATGAGGATGTCGTGTTTACGGTAGTTGCAGTCGACGTTGGCTGATTTACAACGTTTGTCGTCACTGATGTCGATCCTAGAGGAGTCTCGGTTTTTACCGGAGCGGTCTCCTTATTTTCAAGGTTTATGTTGATTGCAGTACTCCGGCTTTCCTCAGGTTTTGGTTTTTCTTCCATCACCTCAGCCGGCTTTGATGTCATCGACCCTTCTGAGCTAGTAACACCAGTAGATTCAACGTTAGTGTTTGTTTTTTCGTTGATTGTACCTTCTGATTTAACGGAAGTCTGTGGTTTAACAGTATTGGACTCAACTTGCGGTTTTTCATTGATCGCTACGTTGGACTTAACTGAGGTTTGAGGCTTATTCTCAGTAGATTCAGTCTTTGGTTTTTCGTTGATTGTGGAAGAAATAGGTTCATTTTTTCTTCCAGTAAAAAGAGATGCAAATGCGGCCTTTACTAATCCATCTGCTCCAAAAGAATTTAGAGAAAGATCGATTCCATAGATCGTTTTTAACCTATCTACAAATAGCTCATCCGGTATGCTGAAAAATTGATCTACTGTGATTTTTGGATCACTTGATTGAAGTGATGAAACAGTTGAATAAAACTTTTGATAGGCTGCGCGTATCTCCTCCTCAGGATTGATATTAGGTAAATAATTTTCAGCAGCGTCCTTTTTGTCGATGCCAAGCTGACCGTTTTGTAATCTTTTCCATAGATCCGGCCCAACAACTTTGTATTTACCCTTGTCTTTACGTTTGCCTTCTTCTTCAAGGTTAACTCCTTCAACCTTAGCGACTTCCGCTTTAGCCGCTTTAATTTCATCGGACAGGAGACCCCTCGGATCGCGTAGTTGACCGCTAAGCGAATAAATCCCACTAAGAATAGAATCTGGCCCAAGTATTTTGAATGCAGTCTTGAGTTCATCAGAAGGATAAGGATTCGCCTTTGCATATTCAAGGTTTTCCTGTATCTTTTTTTGAATTCCTTGAGTAGCCTGTTTTACATATAGCTCAACGCTCAAAATTTAGAATTTTTTATTATTTATTTAATTTTTAAGTGATCCGGAAGATTGACTCTTACTGGCTGATCCTGGCTAATAGCACCGCCGAAGACGTCTTCTTGGCTATTATTCTTTTCTATTTCTTCATTCACAATGTTTAATAGTAAAGAATACTCCATGTATTCAAGTTCATATAAAGTATCAAATGATTGGTTAAGCTTCACTGCCAAGTCTTTATTAAGCTTAAATAAGTTCATCAAGTCTAACTGAAATAATGAAAATATCTTTGACAGTGAAGCTTCCTTCCAAAAAAATGTGGCTCTCCGTGACGTTTTTACATTTTTCACAAACGCTTAACACCTTATTTAGGCTTGCCTCCTTCAGCTGCTTTGTGAACTTATGGATAAAGATAAACTTATTATCTGGCCAATTTGCTGAACTAAACTTAAGATCAGTAAGATAGCTTGAATTTACCGGTCGCCAATCACCAATTAAATACGGACCAAACTCATAAAAGGCCTCGTCTATTTCCATTCCCCTATTAATATCGTCTTGTCTTTTTGTCCTGAACTTGTTTTCAACTCCTATCGTGGGCAAGTAAAGATAGAAGGTCTCATTTAGCTTTTCAGAAACTATTTTAAAGCACCGATCTTCTTCTGAATACCATTTCATTAATTCGTTTGGATATTCAAACCCTTTTAAATTATTGCTCAAGACCTGTGTTCTATTTACGTGAGCATCATTTTCACATTTTATGTTTGCCCAAAGCTTATTTTCTTGATTTGGAAAAGTAAGCTCATATATTCTAAAAAGTATGTGATATCGATCTATTTCTAAAAAATCATTGAAGTTTAGCGGTCTTCCTCCTAAAACTTTAATTTTGGTACATGCATTTAGTACGAAATTTATTTTTTCCCGAACATCAAGCGGATCATTTTCATCAATCGTTGACCAGTGTCGAATCTCTCTAGTCTTTGCCGATCTTAATAATAATTCGGTGCCTGCCGGGTAGAATAACCCTTGTGAAGGAAGTGATCGTAGATCCAATAATTTCCAAGAAGACTCAGCGGCAGCTGACATTTCAGGAGGTTCAGAATATCCTTTTATTTGGCCTAAGCTCTTTTGTTCAGGCTCAGGTGCAACCTCATCGACTTTAATCGTGTTTATTCCATGTAAGCGATCCTGCTCTTCAAGAAAACGAGCAGCTTCTTCTTCATCAATCCCATTTGAAAGCATATAAAATAGTTTTTTTATTTTATATACAAAAATAACTGATTGGTTCTAACAGATCTAAGTTTACGTTATGAATTAATGAATTGGGAGAAAGAAAGAGCTCGTCGTGTTGAACTTTCATAGATTCTCTCGATAGTATCGATGTAGATCTCAGTAGACTCTAGAGTAGAAGGATTTTTTATCCATGCTCGAATCGTATTGTTAGCATAGTCGGGAACTATCTTATAAAGCTTTCCTACCATTACCTTTCCGTTTTCAGAATCTATTTGTGAGTTTACAATGGTTCCTCTGACCCTATCTCCGGGTTTAAAGTAGAATCTTAACTTACTTATTTGTAAATCAAATGGGGATAGCCCAGGATCACCCTTAACAGACATGTCAGCAAGAGGACGCTGGCTAACGGATACTCCAGGAGTAAATTGGCTTCTTCCTGTAGTAAAGTTAAAGTCTCCCTTAGTTCCATAGAAGGGCAAGCCCTGCATTAAGTGACCGTTTGAAGAAGCATTAAATTCATCAATTCTTTCCATTAGTATACGGTAGGTATTGCACGTTTCTTATATCCAATAACAGAGTATCCAGTCTCCTCGACTTCATCTCCTAAAACATCTAAGAAAACGAATTTTTTTAAATATACATCGATTACTGGTCTCCATGTTTGAAGATAGGTAACCGGATATATTGGAGCATTAAGATCATCGTTATCTAAGCCCCAAATCTTAACTTGAGTTGCAGTTGCTAGTGAGCTTAGGTCTGCAAACTCTACTTTAAAGATGGGTCCCTTCGCATTTCCATATTGAGCAAGTTCACCGATCTGATAATACCCTAATGAAGTTGTCTCGGTCGCAGATCTTCGACGATCTGTTGGAATAAACGTAGGTTCATAATTTATTCCAGCAGTAAGGTTAATTATTTCAGTTGCGTAATTAATCATTTCTTTAATGTTTTTTATAATGCGTTTCCAAATAAAATCAATGCAGACACTCTAATTGGATAGTTAGTATTTGTGTTACCTAGTACTATTTTATTTATTATTTGAGTCGGATCGTTTGATTTAGGATTAGTAAAGATGGAAAAGAAATTGTACATTGGATAGAATGTCATGTCTCCATTATATTGTGTAATATACAAAGTCACATTCTTATCAGAAATAGGTATTTCTTCTGAATTTAGATCATTCGTTGGATATGTTACTTTTACTAAAATTCCTCTAACATACGGCTTACCGCTTTCTAATATTGCTAATGGAACAGGTAAGTCATTGTCAAATAGTGTGATTTCTTCTGAACTTACTCCTCCTTCTTTAACCGTTATGCCAATACAGGAGTAGCCGTCCGTTGGAAATGCAAAATCTTTTAGACAAAAATCTTCAGTTATCTCCTTTCCATCAACGATACCAAAACATTTATTATCAAACAGTTGAAGAATCGGCTGGTTTTCATAGCCGCCACAACAGTCGCATATCTCGTTTAAATTAGGTATCATTGGCCAGTATTTTTTATTATTTATTTTACTGACGTCTTAATTTATTGATATTCGATAATGGTAATTTAGTTAAAGACACTCCGGATTTTACGTTAGTCGGGGTCTTTTTTTCTAAGTTATCCTCTTGACTTGGTGTAAATTGGACTGTCTCGTCGATCGGCGGAAGGTCATCAGTCTCCTCTAATCGATACTTAGAATTAGCCAATGCCGTGGGTTCGTCCTTTTTTTCTTCTTCAGTAGGTTCAGTAAATATACCTTTTTCCTTGAGTTCAGCAACTTTCTCCCAAACCCTATCCGCTTCTTTTTGCAAATGGGATTTTTCGGATTCTTCTATTTTTTCTTGTGAATCTTGAGCATTGTCCTCTTCTGTATACACAGCAGGCTGTTCAAAATCACGGTCTCCATACTTAATAAAGAAGTGAAGACACGTTAGGGAAATTATGGGAAGAAGACCTCCCTCAAGCAAGGCAAGCAATCTTCTTTGTGAAATCAGATCAGAAGTATCGCTAAATGCTTCAAATACTGGAAGGGTCAGTTCTGCCCAATCCTTAAATGCCTTTGACGTAACGTCAATTTCAGTATAGCTAAAATAGATGTTACCTATGAATTGAACTAGTGTGACTATTATAAAGACTAGCCAAACTGAGAATCCTTTAACCCTAACCGATGATGCTGCAATTGAGGACAGTGCAGCTACTTCTATTGCGATTGAAAGATATATTGCCCAGCTTATTGGGTTTCCTAAATCATACCATTTAACGACATGGGAAATGGAAATTATTGCGACTGAAAGAATCGGTACTAGGAACGCAGCCCTAATTATTGATTCTTTGTTTTTGTTTATCCAAGAAATCATTGAGTTCGATTATTTTTCTAGAACAGAGATCTCCTTGTCTATTTCGGACTGTCTGTTCACATCAATT